CAAGATTGGCATTGGCACCCGAGTGTGGTTGAACATTGCATAAGAAATCTTCATCAAAACATCTCTGAAGTTCTCGCATTGCAAGATACTCGATATCGTCGTACCATTCACACCCGTTGTAGTATCGTTCGCCCGGATATCCTTCGGCATACTTGTTAGTCAGAATAGAACCAGACAACTCACGCACCTTTTCACTAGCAAAATTCTCACTAGCAATCAGTTGTGCATAATCTTCTTGTCTTGCCGCCTCTTTCTTCATGTAATTAACAAGAGTCGGGTTCATGCCAAGTTTCTTCATGCTACCTCTTTTACTGCACTTTGACAATATGCCAAAAGATTTTCTGGCGTAGAAACCTCATAAGGGTCATCATCAGCATTATCTCGTTGACTCGCTTCAGGGAAAATTGCTTCCACCACACCATCATTTACAACCATCGCATATCGCCATGAACGTTGACCAAACCCGAGATTATCTTTACTCACTAGAGCTCCAACACCCTGAGTAAATAAACCGGAACCATCTGGAATTACTTTGACGTTCTCTAATTTTTGGTCTTTAGCCCAAGCATTCATCACGAAGGAATCGTTTACCGACATACAATAGATTTCATCGATACCCGTCTTTTGGAATTCACCAAAGTTGTTTTCGTATCCAGGCAACTGATACGTAGAACATGTTGGTGTAAACGCTCCGGGCAAACTAAACAACAACACCCTCTTACCAGAGAAATAATCGGCAGTTGTTTTATCTTCCCATCGATATGGGTTAGGTCCTTCAATTGATTCGTCTCTTACACGAGTACGAAAAGTTACATCGGGTAGAGATTGTCCTTTTTTAATCATAGGTTTTTCCTTCTATAAAATGAAATAAATTCTGGCCATCGAAACATTCCTTCACGAATACGACAATAAAATAACCCGTCATAAGGCGGGTCTAACTTTACTGGTATATCAAGTTCGGTCTGAACCATATCTATAATCCCTCTTGTCTATGAAACTTCTTAAAATATATTTTCTAATTACAGCGAGAACAAATAAAACTGCCGTAATAAAAAAGGTCATTTCTGCGGCAGTCATACCTAAACGCAAACCCAAACTTATTAGAACAAAGTTGATAAAAAGATTTAAAGGGGTTGCAGCTATGGTATCGACTACAGCGAATTTTAGATTTGTTTTATCTAAACTCATCATCATCAAATTCTAAATCCAAAGAAAAGGTCGTTGTATCTAGGTCATAACCTTCTGTTACATTATATGACATTTCTTTGGTCATTTCAAGGTCTCGAACAAATTCATCAATGAACCTTCTCTTCGCTCTTGTATAAGAAGCGAGTTCATCAAGTTTCTTCTGACGATAATCACAGAGACTAATCACATTACTCATAATATAAAATACCTTTTATTTTGAATGAGGGGGTTTCTTTACTTCGACAAACCACTCGTGTTTACGAGACTTAGGATTATACTTCTTCATCCTAAATTTTTCGGGGTGCTTACGTTTCTTGTAAACGGTGTAGTGGTAATCGTGCGATTCCCTTGTTTGTCCTTCGGGAATCAGATATACCACATCGAGGTCTTTTCTAGCCATTACTTAGGGTCTCCAGCTGGGGCTCTTACCAAAGAAAAAAGATGATTCTGAACTTCATGCCATTCTTCACGTTTATACGTAATTAGTGTACCATCTGGTTCAATTAATTCAAAATCACCATCCCAATTACACTTCAATTCGATTGTCGTATTCGCCGACATTATATTAGATTCAGACAAGGCCAGCTTTCTCCAGTGTCATATCAACGATGCCTTCTTCAATAAGTCGGCGACGATTAATCATATGTTGTGCTTGAACTTCTTCTTTACTACCACCAAAGTAAGGTACGCAATGGCCCTCATCAATCATGACTTCGGTAACTGGACGCCATGAATCTTTGTTGAAATCGTAAACAGTAAAGTCACCTAAGATTCGACCGAACTTACCTTTCATATCTTCGCCGTTTTTCGCAACTTGTGTTTTGAGAACACACTCTTTACCAAGTAACTCTTTTAGTCGTTTCTTTGCGGCAAGACCGAACGCCTTTTCAACTTTATCTCTTGTACGAGATTCTGGTGTATCGATTCCCATGATACGTACACGTTCATCTTTTAACCAGATTCCGAAACCCAAGTCAATGTCAACATCTACAGTGTCGCCATCAACAACTTTAACCAGTTTACATCTATACTCGTGCATTTAATGTTCACCTCTATTGTTAGTTAATTTGTTCCAATCATCAGGAGTAACATTATCTATACTATGATGTCCAGGCGCAGGTTTGATAGCTTGTGTATATTCTTGGTCATGAATGAACAATTGAATCAGTGTATAATGTAAGACTTTCACCAAGTCTTTTCGCCATTCAGTTGGTGTCTCACCTTTCTTCCCATATCGTTTCAGATACTTTTTAGCATTACCAATACAAAATCCTGTACCGTGACCATCATCAATAATGTCCTCAGTCGCTTGAATCTTGCCGCCAGCATAATGTTGGTCGTATGTTTGATCGACATACGCTTTCAACTCTTCAATGAGTTTGTCTTCATTAAATTTGTAATTCACTAACTCTTCTCCTCAAATCACTTGTAGAAAACCTATGGTCTCTTTTATTAAAGTAAACTTCAATTCCTCTTGAAGCACATATATCACGGCCGGTGAAATTAGAGTCTTTATACTCTTCACCTATTATTCTAACATCTATGTTTACCATTTGCAAGATGTCTTCTAAATCAGTTTCACTTTGATATGGTATAATTTCATCCACATACTTAACACCAACCAGCTGTGTATATCTCTCCACCAAAGTTTGAACTGGTGAATTTTTTTCAGAACGGTCAAGTGAAGGGTCAACCTGTAAACCACAAATCAAATAATCACATTGTTCTTTCGCTTCACGCAACATCGTAATATGACCAGCGTGAAGCAAGTCAAACGTACTGGCTGTAAACCCTACTACCTTTCCCATCGATAAAACTCATGTTGTCCAATTGTACCCGTGTATTCCATACCACGGTCTTTAACCCACTTAGGTCTAACTTGTAGTGAATGATAATGGGTAGCACCCTCAGTTATTCCTCGCCAGTTACCTTTGTCGAAAACTTCTTCTGCCATCATATATGATTCTGCCCAAGCATCGGGGTCGCCAGGTTCGTCACTTACACCATCACAGAACCACGAGAACTGACACATGTGACGTTTAGGAACCATGTTACCTTTCCAGTTCTCAACCCAAACAGTTTGCTTTACAACTTCACATACCGTGTTAGGATAGTATGAATCCTCAACACGATTCATTACAACATCCGCGACAGCAGACTGTCCAGCAAAACTGTCGCCGCGAGACTCATGATAAATATTGAGAGCAAGGCAGTAACGTTCGTCTCTAAGGTACTCCTCTTCAACTGTTGGTCCAGTTGCTGTGACAACAACTTCCTCTTCAGTAATAATCTCTGTCTCTTCGACAGTTGCGACTTGTGATTGTTGAAAATTTTGTTTCGCATCAGAAACCACCCAATCAACGAAAAAGTACAAAACAAAAAACCAAAAAACTCCGAAACAAGCGAAGGCTAGTTTCCATGTTATCGATTTTTTCATTAGACTATTTTCCTTTTCTTTCCTTCTATGTCTGTTGCTGTTATAGTATAAGAAGAAGTTTCATCAACGAATTCCGCAGTAAGTGTTTCTCCATCTCGACAAAAAGAGTTTGCCATGAATTGCCAATGACTTTCAAACGCTTTCTTAGCTCCAATCGTGCGACCCCACCAATGAGCCGCCGTCATCCACACTAAGAACATCAAAGTTAATTCTGTCGGTGATAAATTGACCATTTACCCTCTCCTTACTATTGAATACGTAAACCTTTCAACCGTTGACCAACATTTGAATTATCAAACACTGGACCATCATCAACCGTGTCATCTGTCAAATTTTGTTCAGACTGTTCTACATCATACAACTTCATTTTACTTCTGTCAACCCCTATCACAAATCTTTTGTTTTGATTAGGGTCATTGTATCGGTTTTTAAGTTGTTTCACCATAATCTGATTTAGACTTTCCATCTCTTCACTGGTAACAAGAGCGAACATTAAATCAGCAGTAGCAGGTAGACCAAAAGATTCAGAGGTATCCTCAAGGCCTGGGTCAGAGTTTGCATAACCGGAACGAGTCGTTTGTGTTGCAGATAAAATAGGTACATCAAATTCTACTGCAAGTCCACGAATCTCTTCAGCAATTGATTTGATATATGAGTAAGAATTAATTGCACCCCCCATGCCCTTCATTCTAGATGACGCACATATATTTAGATAATCTATGAATACAATCTCAGGTTTAAACGATTTCTTTAATCGAAGTTCGTTCATTAGGGCACGAAAGTGACCCGTGTGAGCCTGACCAGTTGGGTACTCCTTGATAATCAATTTACCTTCGGTTTTTTCTCGTATCGCCGAAACCCTATCCAAGAACATTGGTTTTGATAAATGGTCAAGTTGGTCAATAGGAACATTCAACAGATTCGCATCAATTCTTTCTGCGATTCGTTCCTCCGCCATCTCCATCGTAATATACAAAACATTGCGTCCTAGAGAAAGGCAGTTGGCGGCGCAATGACACATAAAAAGACTTTTACCCACGCCTGTACCAGCCAGTGCGATGTTCAGAGTCTTATTGGGGAGTCCACCTTTAGTGATTTCATTAAAGTATTCCAAGTCGAACGGAATTCTCTCCTCCTGCTCATGATAAAAGTCGTATCGCTCTTCTACATTTTCTAGATAGTCATGTCCTACATTAGTGTCAAAGCAAACCGCCAGTGCCTTTTGTAACACATCAGGAATTGCATTTTTAGTCAACTTCTGATGTTTGCCATCAATAATCTGAATCGATTCCATGATAGCATTATATACCGCTCGGTCTTGACACCATTTCTCGGTGGTCTCTAACAACCACTCTTCATCTTCATCTTTGGGTGTGAAGATATCAGGAAGGATATCAAGAGCGTGCGTATACATTTCTTCGTTCATCGTCGTAACTTCATCAAGTTCGATTTTGAACGCTTCGAGTGTGGGTAGCTTGTTGTACTTGGTTACAAACTTGGTAACTTGGTCGAACAACTCACGATATACACCCTCGAAATATTTTTTCTGAACGAAGGGTAAAACCTTCCGCATAAAATTTTCTTGGGTAAGAATGTTACGTAGAATAGTTTTTTCTAATTCTATATTCATTTTGCCTCAAGGTCTTTAAATTTTACATATCCATTTTCAACACCAACACGAAGAATATCTTGTAAAACTTCTGTAGCTTGATTTTCAAGCATCTGGTCGTTTTCTTCTACGTCTGGGTCTGGAGAGTAAATTATTTTATAATCAAACGTTAATCGTTTTTGGTTGCCATCAAATTTAACAACACCGTAACGAATAACTGTTTCAGGATATTCACCAGTTAGAAATCTAACATCCCAACCATCTCCCATTTCAACTGGTGTTGGTATGAGTTGGTAGTCAATGTTTTCTTTCATTCTTCTTCCAATTCAAGTTCTAGTGAAGTTCCATTATGACCTATTTTATACATCTTTTCAACATATTCCGTAAATGATTGGTTCTGAAGAATGTCAAGCCAGAAACTACCATCAAGTTCTGATGCTCGATATTTTTTATCTTGTCCTTCTTTTTGATACCATCCGTTAGATGGTTTAGTAACATGACCGGAAGCCAAAGCAACATCGAGCAAACCACTGTACTTGTCAATACCACCTTCCCACGAAACTGAGACAGGAATCTTAGACTTCTCTTTTACGTATCGAGACTTCTCTACGTTAATGATAAAATCATATCCGGTGATTTCAGTTCCAGTCTTGTTCTGTCGGCGTCCAAGAATCCAGATGTTATCAGCGGAGTAGTAAATACCTGTACCACCACCTACGATATCTTTCGGGAAGAGACCAATTTCTTTGTACGTATGATTGACTGCCAGCAAAGGGACATTCTTCATTGTCAAATAGGGTGTGGTCATACGAAACAAGCCTTTCAGTGCCTTAGCTCGTGACATATCGGCAACTGACTTTTCGTCTAGTGCATCTTCGAGTTCTTTCTTAGATGCAAGGTTACCGATTGAATCGATGACCACAATGACCTTATCACCGTTCTCAATGTTGTCAAGTTGATTGATAAGGTCAAACTTTAACTCTTCTACGTTTGTGATTGGAATGTGAAGGACACGTGATGTATCAATCTCAAACACATCAAAGTACGATTGGGGTGAACCAAACTCTGAATCATAGAACAACATCACAGCTTCAGGGTCCGCTTTTAAATATGCAGAGGCAATCTTCAAGGCGAAAGATGTCTTGAAGTGTTTGGACGGACCAGCAAGAACGGTCAGACCGGGCGCAAGACCACCATCAAGAGAACCCGACAAAGCTGCGTTCAGCATGGGAACATCTGTTCGTACCATTTCTTTTTTTGTGAAGAACTCAGACTTGTCTAACACTTCAGTGTGTTTGAGTTTGCTGTTCTTCTTCAGTTTATTTAATAGTGACATATATTTTTAATTCCTATAAACGTATTCTATTGCGCTGTTAGCTTCAACTTCCAATGGTCTATTATCATACCAGTTTCCAGTGTCTTTGTCAAATTCTCGACATAGGTCTGCAATCTGTTTTGGTGTGATGGGATATTCAGACTTAACGGCGTTACCAGCAATCGCCACCATAATCTGATACATTTTGTGATACCATCCTGTACCACTGAGTAACATATATTCTTGTCCTAGTTTCTTCGGAAAGAATGGACAGTCTTTATATGACACCCACGTGATTTCTGTGTTCTGTGCCTGTTCTTTTCGATACTTAATCACTTCATCTCGAAGTTTCTCAGGCAACTTATCTAGAAAGTTTTTACCCTTCGGGGCCTCAAAGGTCCACTTGTCCATCAGGGTCTTAGGATGAACGTGTTGACCCGCATTGATAAAGAAGAAATTAAATGCGTCCGGATATTGTGCCGGAACATAATACATTCGTGACAAATCTTTTGTTTGTTTGTCACCAATGTCTTGCAGTTCTTTATTCAGAGCGTACCAGAAATGTGGTATGTCATCAGCGTATACAATATCAACCAACGGAAACACCAATCGAAACTTAGGGTAGTTTGGTGTGCTGCTTGCGGTAGAGTAACATACGAAATGATACTGACCGCAAATATCCTGTAGAGACGGAACTAAATCGACAGGAAGTACGCTATCAGAAGAAAAGAAATCGTCCACATCAACAGCAGCCCAACCACCCCAATAATCAACATTTTTATTAGACCTCGTAGTGTTGGGAAGATAATGAGCAGGAGTAATAAGAGGAGAAGAATTGTTTCCACCTTTCTGACCTTCTTTAACTGATAAACCTTTTAGTAATGATTCGAATTTTGCCCACGTGGTAAACTCCATAGTCCTATGGGTTTTGTTATCGAACTGATTTTGAAACATTGTGAGTGAGTACATTATCCAAAGAAATCCTCAAGTGTTGCCTTTGGTTCTGCTTCCCAACCCACAGCCGAAAGAATCGGTTCCAGTGGGTCAAGGAATGTTTTAGCAAACATCTTATCATAATCAACGGATGATGTCAACCCCAGTTCTTTAGGAAATTGACCAGAGAAGGAAATAATGTTTTCTTTGATTTTGTTGGGGACTCGCAGATAAATGAATTTGATTTTCTCCCCGTCCTGAATCTTTTCGTATTTGTTCTGAAGACCCTCGAACCGAATGTAATGATTATATAGAAGCGCACCCCGAACGTGAATGGGTGTACCCTTACCATAGATAGTAGTCTTGTCTTCCCACTTACGCAACTCACTTACACCACGTGGAAAGGCCACATCTTCGGGTGGGAGTGATGAAAACTCTTGGCGAAACTTTCGAATAAATTCTTGAGTTTCTTCTTCGGTCCCAGTTACGATGATGGAGAACAAATCCTTGAAACGTTCACGAACAATCTGGGGCGTCGATGACTTGACGGCCTCGATACCCATCATCTTGAGTTTGGGTTCCGCAAACCGAACACCCTCACTATCGTGTACGTTGAGAATGTATCGTTTCTTTGCCATCCAGATACCACGGTCAGCAATCACCTCACGCTTCATCACCATACGATTGACATACGCATTGGTTTCTTTTGCGAGGTTGTCATACGCCTTCTCAATTACGTTTTCAAAATGTTCGCACACCTTGTCGAGAAAGTTAACGGGGTTCGCTGGGTTGTGTTGTTTCACCAACTGAGACATATTGATATAAACAGAGTCAGTATCAATCGCAATCACATAATCATCTTTTGTCCCTAGTAATTCCTGCATCTCATCGTTTACCGCCTTCTCAGCGCAACGTATCGCACGCTGGCCGGACAATGTGACACCCTCAGCAAGTCGATGGTCAAAGTAACGAAACCATTTGTTTGCGAGAGCACCATAGAGAGAGTTCATTAGAATCTTGATACCCGTCTGTTCAGTGTCAAGAGTATCAATCTTTATCGCAAGTTTCTTGGAAGGATTCTTTTCGTATTCTTGTTTCGCCTCCAACATCTCTTTCTTAATACCAACTCGACGGTCATAAAACTTACGAATAACTTTGGGTACAATACCTTCAAACTTATTAGAGTATCGTGTTCCGTTCGCAGCCTCACACACACCATCGTCACTAAGAGTTTCGGGGGACATATTGTATTGAACAATAATGTTAGGATACAGAGAGTTCAGGTCAAACGAACAGACCCAATCGTGAGCACCCACTTCGGGGTCTTTCACAAAACCACCAGCAATTTTATTATTGACTTCTGCAACGGGTGGTTTGGGTGGAATGACCTTACCCTCAGCAATCAACTCGTTATAGATGATTGCATCCCAGATAGCTGTGGTACCCAACGCATCACCAAGATTTGTTTTCGCGCCATATGCCATCGTCATCACCAGAGTGATGATACCCAACTTCTCTTCGAGTCGGTCAACCAGTTCAACGTCTTTTATGTTATAGTCGATAAACTTCTGAAAATCGTGTTTATATAATGAGTGCAGAGAACCATACTCATCATAAGAAAGTTTTCGTTCACCCAGTACGACATTTGCGATGTGGTCAAGTTTATAAGATTCTTGTTGTCCATATGTATTCCACGTGAATTTTTTAAACAGGTCGAAGTAGTCTAGCTGAACGATACCATCAAGGTCATACGAGATTTGTTCTCGACCACCCAGTGTCGGAATCATTCTTTTGCGTACCAACTTCCACGGCGACATTTCTAGATATTCGTTTGTGGTGAACAGATTCATCATTCGATTGACCAGATACGGTATATCAAACAACTTGGTGTTCCAACCCGTTACGATATCGGGACAGTTACCTTTCCACCAACCTAAGAAGGATTGCAGTAAGGATTCTTCGTCAACGCACTTAAAGTATTTAACATTCTTCTCAGACAGGGTTTCATCATAGTCATACAATCCAAAAACATAATAGGTACTGTCCTGATTGTTTTTGACTGTGATAGAAATGACAGGATGTTTTGCCTCATCGGGAGCTGGGAATCCCTCGTCTGATGCCACCTCGATATCAATTGTACAAACGTTTACCATATCCCTATCGAACTTAACTTCGTTCGGGAATTTGTTTGCGATAAACTGAGTGACGAAGTTTGTCTGACCATAGACGGCGAAGTTCGGTACATTCTTATACCGTTGTTCGAATTCACGTGCATCCTGCATCGAATCGAATTCAATCGGAGAAACTTTATGTCCGTCTAGGGTTTTGTATTTGTCGGTTGCTTTGGGGGATTGTACGAAGAGTACAGGTTTAAATTTTATTTTTTCTTGAACCCGCTGACCGTTTTTGAAACCACGATAGAGAAGGTTGTTGCCGTATTTTGAGACTGATGTATAAAAATTCATAGACCCATTATATGATAAAATTTATAGGAAGTCAAGGGTGGTGTGGCGTTTTTGGGAGGAACGCCACGGAAACCCTACCACATTAAATCATTGGCATATAAGTAGCGTTTACCATCAACTCAGGGTACATAATTGGACCCATAAATCCTAGTATACAGCCACCTACAACAATTGCTGCTAACGTGTAATTCCTGATTTTGATAATCATGATATCACCGTCAACACAATCATTGCTGGCGCAACTAATAATGCAGTAGCAAGCATGTAAACCGCTTGCGCTTCTTCGCTACATAAAACTTTCATTACTCCTCCTTTGCAGATACCTTATAACCAGCGGCTTCCCATTGTTCAATGGTTCGACACTTCATTTTTTTAACAGTAAGACCAGCAGGTCCACGAACTTCTACTCGTGCACAAAACTTACCATCTTCGGTTGCCTTGGCAACATAGTCTTGTTCGTCTGCTTGTACAGGTTGAGCAACAAGTGATGCTGCGAAAATAACACCGCTACATGCGGTCATGATTTCTTTTTTCATTTTAACGTCCTTATGAGATTAGATTTTGATTTCGATCTTTCTCGGACGCTGTTCTTCGGGCAGTTCAACTCTCAATTTAATGACTAGTAAACCGTTGACGAATCCAGCTCCATCAACGACAACATGGTCAGCGAGTCTAAATGTTTCCACGAATTTCTTGGTGGTAATCCCTTTATGAAGATACGTCTTACCTTCTTCTTCTTTTGGGTTACCCTTGATGATTAGAACTCCAGGCTTTGCCTCAATTTCTAAATCAGCTCTTTCGTAACCACCCAGTGCAAGTTCGATGGCGTATTCCGTCTCACTATATTTTACAATATTGTGACGGGGAAAACCCTTCTCATTTGCGCCAATGGCGGTTAGTCTTTCTACCTCGTCCCATACATGGTCGAAACCAATGAAACGAGAATGTGGGAACGAAAACACTTTGCTTCGTGTATTAACCATAACGGTCTCCTTATCTTTAAGCGAGATTGTTGTCTAACTACCGGACCATTCCGCGTAGTCGTTAATATATATAACACTTTTGTTTTTAAATGTCAACTATTTTCTTTTTTATCGATTATCAATTATCCAAAACCTTCTGAGGCCGTGTTCCCATCTTTTATCATTTTTAACAACCCAATCGTATCTATGTCCTTTATTGGGGTTATTTGACATGGTAGCATTAAGGTCCTTGTCATCATAACGAGTCCACTTACACCCGTTTTTATTTAATATTTTTTCAACAAAAGCTGGAGATGGTTTTGTTCCTTTACCATTAACCGCTTGGTCGTTGACAGCTTTAGGTTCTTGAACTTTAATTTCAAAATCTGGGTCTAAACTATCACAAACCTCCGTTTCTAAAAACATAACATTAGTATGTGTTAAAGCACATTCAAGGTCTTGTTGCCAATTATCTAAATGGTACAATACGCCCCAATGAATGATAAAATCAAACTTTTTTTCGAGGTTCCAAGGATTGTCTTGGTCTAACAACATTAGTTCTCTGTCTGGATTTATTTTCGAAAACCCCTCTCTATGAATTTCATTTCCGTCAGTGAAAGTAATATCACAACTAAACCTTTCAATAAGTTCTTTTCCTGTATGACCGTATCCACAACCAAGTTCAAGTCCGGTAGCCTCATGAAAAAAATTTTCACCCATGACAGAAACTATTTTTTTAATTCTAGATTCTCTCCACGGAATATATAAACCTTCGAATTGTGCGGTTTTTTTAAAATCACTGGGTTCGTTCGACATAACTTAAATCTCCATATTTTCTTCAATTAACCACTCTTTTTCACCAGCGAATGTTGGTGCGTCGGTTAATGCTTCGTCAATAAATTTACGAAGACGATACAACTTTTGTTTCTGTGGCCAATTAACAAACCCAGTCATATTTGGATCGTTCATGTTATTAATCCACGTTCTCACATCTTTTTCCACTTGTTCATAACTAGAAATAATCATTATTTAATATCCTCTAATACATCATGTTCAGGTTCCCAACCATATTGGGACAAAATTGTGGGGTCAGCGCAAGTGTTTTCTCGTTCTCCCGTTACTTCACGAACAGGAAGGTTATTGTCTGGCCACAAATGGTCAGCAAGTTCTTTTACGGTATGGGGATTGCCATTACCAACATCAATTGCTTTATGCCAACTCAATTTATCGAAGTTTTCGATACAAAGGTCAATCGCAGAACACACATCGTAAACGTGAGTCCAATCACGTGTGTGATTAGTGATATACTCTACATCTCTTCTCTTCAATTTATCGTATAACATATCAGGACGAGAATCTTCACCATATACCGTATGAAATCTTAGACCAAGTGTTCCATTAGGGGCAATCTCTTCGCAGACCTTTTTGGTTGTAGCATACGGAGATAACCACCACTCGTAGATACTTGAGGATGATGCCCAGATAATTGGTTTACCATAATACTCATTAAAGATTCGGCGTGTACCTTCGACGTTCATGGACCAGAACTCTTCAGGAATCTGATGAGAACGCCTTACGCCAGCATATGCTCCAAGATGTACAACGGCATCAACTGTTGGGTCATAAACATGATTACGAATATCGTCGTTAATATCTTCTTTAATGTCTAAACAAAGAAACTCATACTTTCCAATATATTGTTTAAAAAAGTTTCTACCTATAAAACCACTAGAACCAGTTAAAAGTATTTTCATATACTATGATGTAATTCACTTATTACCGATATTGTACTTAGGACACAGTTCCCACTGTTCTTTATCTCTATGGGAAATGATTTTAATTTGTCGCAACGGAGCACACAATTCCGCCTTCTTAGGATTATCTAATTTTAATAAACCCCAATCAGATAACAATGTGGCAATTGTATTTCTTCGTGCGATATCGTTTTCTTCTAGATTAGACTTCTTACCATCAAGTAAGAACAGTTCTTTAAAGTGAACGATAAAATACCGGCCCTGTTTATGAAGAATGTGACAGGACTGATAAAGTTTTTGTTCTTTTCTTGAGGCAACGCCAATGCGGGTTAATGTTTCACGAATCTTTAAAAAGTCATCGGGTTCATTCAATATAATTTCTAACAGGTCGTTAGGATTCCATAAACTATTTTCTTCCACCTTTATACACCTTATTTCTAATTATTTCAATTTGTTCAGGTGTTAAAAGAGATATAGCAGAACGAGCCTTTTCATTGCTGTATCCATAAAACTCTTTAACAACTTCCAAATCATCGACACCGGAAGGTTTACCCCATTTAGTAAAGCGCTTCCTTTTTCTAACTATATTTAGTAAAAAATGAAATTGTAACTTTTTGTCGATATGATGATACTTGTTCATCTCATTCGAGAGCATTACAGTATCTTGGAAATAGGAAAGTTGACGATTTACAATAAACGGTAGATATTCTTTCTCCGCTTCATCATCAATCATAATATCTTCTTTAGTATAGTTAATACTATTCACAAATTCAAATGGATTCATTTTTTGTTCTTTTCATACATCTCATTAATTAAGTCAGCTTGTTCTTGTGTCATCTTACGACTATCAAGTAGTTCGCCAGTCTTAGTGACATAACCCCTAGTAGTAGCGATTGCATCTTTCACCCACTTGGGCCTTTTTAGTTGTTTCGCATTAAATTTAGGTTTGGGTGGTGGTTCCGATACCGACACTTCCTGCACAGTTTCTTCTTGTATAGTTTCTACTGGCGTTTCTTTAATATCGTCTAAAACCAAAACCTCTTTTGTTTTAACAGTCGTAGGTGTTTCCTCTCTTCTGGTCGCAATCGCTTTGGTACTTGCTATTAGTAATACCACAGCGAGTGGGTCAAAGACAAACACCAACGAAAGAATAACACCTCTCACAGCCTTGTCATAGTAGTTCTGTGCTTCGTCGCCGTAGATTAATTCTGCGATATATTTAATCGCACCAATCTCTAACTCAAACGCAATATTTTCTCTCTTTAATTCTAACTCTTCTTCTTGTAGTTTGTCAATTGTTTGGGAGATTTCTTCTCGTGAAGCTTCTAATTGTGTGCGTTCTGTTTTCTGTTCTTCCCTTGCCTTTAAACCTCTGGTTATATACCCCCTTTCGATATACTCGTCAAGCGCAGCATCTAAAGAACCTAGTTGTTTGTCTATCGCATCTAAACGACGAGTTTCTGCTGACAATTTTCTTTGTACATTTTCTAGTTTAACATCATTATTAGATGTCTTGGTTTCCTGTTCTAAATGTGCCCTAGAAAGATAACCAAAAATACCCATACTGGTGATAAACATTAACACCACCACAGCGAGAGTTAGATACGATTTGATTGGAATACTGATTCGTTTCCACTCAAGATGTAACCATGCGGCCGTTACAAGTTTACCCACTTCGAGTGCACTGGCCATAATCACTACTGACCAGAACGCACCAGAAAATATCGTGGACAAACCTATAATCGAAAAGAATGCCGCAATCACCGCAAGCGTGATTGATGTTATAAACGCAAGGTAATTTGTCAAAATAGAAACTTACTTTGAAGGACTATTTTATATTTATATTAGCCATAAGTTCTGTAAGACAGGCGACCATATTTAACTCGTGGTCGGCAACAAACGCATTCTTGTACTGATAGTCAGCCAGAATCAATACCAGATTAGGAATTGTACTGGTTTCTACGTTATCATACATTCTGTCATAGATACCACGAAAGATTGTGTTTGGGTCAACGTCCACATTATTCACAACCCATGTTCTCATTTTCTTAAAGTCTTTATCTTTAAGAGCCTTGAACAACAAGTCATAATCGTTGTTATCAGCAGCATTCAACACAACCGTTTCGAGTTGACCACCAATAGAATGTCTCTGACACTCATTGATAACACGACGCCAATCAGGAGCGTGTCTCATAATTAACTGTACTAATGTTTCAGTTTTATATTCAACAAGTTCTTTGTCTAGAATATTTTTCAAACGTGCAAGAAAGGTTCCACAGAGTTCCGCAAGTTCTTTCTTGGTGGTGTTGAATTCGTACACACCACATCGAGAATGTAGTGGTTCGATGATACGATTCTTGAAGTTACAAGTAAGAATGAAACGACAGTTATCAGCAAACTCTTCAATAAACCCACGCAACGCTGGTTGGGTAGATTGGGGATTTAGGTAATCAGCCTCGTCTAAGATGACCACCTTGTATCCACCTTGCAAAGAGATTGAAGATGCAAACTGTTTTATCTTTCCTCGCAATGTGTCAATGTTGCCTTCTTCAGACCCGTTAATAACAATGTGGTCTAAGTCGAGTTCATTACACAATGCTTTTGCAACGGTAGTCTTACCCAGTCCCGCTGTTCCGGTGAACAACATATTAGGCAAGTCACCATTGGCAACTATTTTTTCAAAAACGTTTTTTAAGGATTGTGGAAGAACACAATCATCAATTGATTGAGGGCGATATTTTTCCACCCATAGAAAGTCGGATGACATTTAACTTTTCTCCATAAAACATAATATAAAAAAGATTGGAGCGGGATGCGAGGTTCGAACTCACGACCTCAACCTTGGCAAGGTTGCGCTCTACCAACTGAGCTAATCCCGCTAAAATCATCAGGAGTAAAAGAAAAATTTATACTTCATCGGGGATAGGTTCTGGGCCTGGTCCCTGTTCTCCTTCGTTCTCAAGCAACTGAATCAGTGCAATGCTTTGGTCACGCAATTGACCAATCGTAGCCAATTCTTCACCACGAAAACCTCCACGTGCAGCAACTGTGTCAATTACAGCAACTGTGCTGCGAGTAACTCTGTTCGCAAGATCAGTGATTTGTTCAATGTTATCTGACATTATTTTATACTCCGTAAGTACTAGATTTTTCAAGCGCTACCCAATATTCAGTAGCAGTTTCAATATTCACAAAATGTGAAATTAATTTAGAAGAAATTCCAACCTCATAATCACCATCAACCATTTTCAGATTGCTGATATTAAAAACGAAATTGAAACTCTCGTCTCCAAATGTTCCGTCCACATCAATAGAAAAAACATTAGATGTAGTATCTTTACTATCAATTACAGACAAACATACAACACCGCTTGAATTACTCACAGAAAGTTCTGTGTGTCCAAGCACAGAAGATGCACGTTTGATTTTTGATAGTGTCTGTCTATCTAGTGTGAATTTAACATCTGCATCAGGCATTATAATATCTTTTGATGGTTTTGTCAAGATGTCTAGGTCAGAGTAGTGATACTTTGTCCTAGACCGTCCTGAGTTGTCAATCACCAAAACATAGTTCTGTTCGAACTTCAGCCGTGGACTGTCCACTAGAGACAGCACACTGATAAATTCGTTTAGGTCATAAATGCCAAAGGTCTCGGGAAAATCGATATCCAGTTTAGAAGAACTCAAAACATTCTTCGCTTCGGAAATAGTTTTTACCACGTTACCCTTTTCAATCACAATGTTAGGATTGATTGTCGCATAGTTCTTAAGAACCGACATTGTTTTTTCAGAAAGTTCCATAATATAATTTCTCTAAAGTTTTACTCTTCAGTAGTTACCTCTTCGACAACAACTTCTTCGGTTGCATCTGATGCACCTTCTTCCTCAGCTGCAGGTTGTTGTTGTGGTGATGCTGCTTGAACAAAGTTCACTAAACGGTTGCGTACACGACCAACTGATTCTAATTCTTCGCCCTTGAAAGCACCACGTTGTGACACAATATCAATGATATTGATCATAGCAGTAAAGTCTTGCAGAGAAATTGAAACTTTAACAGTTTCACCTTCTGGTGCCTGATCTACTACATCTACATTTTCTACTTCACTCATTTTTTACTCCTGTATTGAATTTTGAGTTGCAGTTAATATATAGTACCAAATTAAATAATAAATGTCAAATAATTTTGCTGAAATTTTTAGATTTTGTAAACTCAATCTTTCTCTCAAACTTATTATCTAACAGTTCGCCTTTGTGAGAAATAATAAACACGTTCGTTTCATCATCAAGCGTGTCTAATATCTTCAACAAATTTTCTACACCATCAGCATCCAAACTTGAATCGAACGTTTCGTCTAGAATCAATAGGTTGGTTGCAACAGAGTTTTTCATTCTAGCCACCTGTCTCCAAGTGAAAAGTAATGCTAAGTCTATTCGTTGTTTCTCTCCCTCACTGAAAGACGAATAGGAAAAGACATCTCTGTGTCTTGAACGTATGGTCTCGTTGAACCCCTCATCCAAGTCAAAGTGAACATAGAAGTCTAGGACTTGTAGGTATTGGTTTGTGAGTTTATTAATAACGGGCAAGTATTGTTTGATGATTTTGGTTTTGATGCCGGAGTCTTTGAGCATTTCTGTGATAACATTATTGTATTCCCGTTCCTCTGCGAGCTCCATTTTCCCCTGCACGAACGTCTCACGAGATCTTCGTAAATCTTCAAGCGTAGATTTTGCGGTTTGCAAACTATCCACGTGCATCCCCCCTGCGGATAGAGTATCTTGTAAACTTGCAATTCTGGCTTTGGTGGTTCTAATGTCACGCCTGTGCATTTCGACATCTTGAAACTCAGATGTTTCTTCACGCAAAAGGTTTTCATATTTTGTCATCTCATCGTATTGCGTTGATATTTGAAGTTCGAGTTTGAGTTTGGCGTCTTCGATTTCTCCCTTTGCGTCGATGGTTTCATTGATTTTTTTACTTTTGGTATCAGCGGCGATTTCTTGATCGCAGGTGGGACATGTGTCGTTATCCTCATAGAACGCTACATCCTTATCGAACTTCTTAATCTTAGAATCAAACTGAAAATCAAATTTCTCAAGTTTATCAATTTGTTTCTTGGTTGCAAACAGCAACTTCTCAACTTCTCGTAACTTGGTATCAGTATACCCATCAACGAGTTTCTCCAGGCGGGCCAACTCTGCTTGCTGCTCAATTAGTTCATCTTCATATTTACTTTTGGCAGATTCAGAGATTTTTTCTAGTTCAAAGATATGATCTTCTTGTGTATCTATCTTAGAATTAACTAAGTCCAGATTGTGTGAGTTCTCAACAACCTTTTCCTTAAGTACAGCAATCTTTTCTTTTAGAATAGTATTCATTTTAGAAAAGACATTAATATCCAGTAAGTCTTCAATAACATCCCTTCGATGTTGGGCTGGCAGTTGCATGAAAGGAATAAACGACGAACTACCCAACACTACGATTTGATGAAAGGATTTATGATTAAGTTTCAGAATGTTCTGTTCCAAAACTTTTTGATATTCTTTGGCATGGGAATCTTGATTTATCATCGTTCCATCTTGCCATATCTCAAACTTTGCGGGTTTTATTCCACGAATGATTTTAAATTGTTGACCTAATGCTTCAAACTCGACTTCAACTAGGCAGTCTTTGTTGTTTACAGAATTAACCAATTGAGGTTTATTCACATTACGATGTGCCTTACCGAACAGAACGAACGATAAGGCATCCAACATCGTTGACTTACCCGAACCATTCTGACCAACAATAAGAGTAGACTTGACCAACTCTAGGTTGATTGTTGTCCATTGGTCTCCAGTGGAAAGAAAGTTTTTATATTTCAGTTGTCGAAATTTAATCATACGATTTCTAAGCTTTGCGCCTCAACCATTAACTCGTGTACTTTATTTTTGATACGGTCCTTGTCTAAGTCAGTGTCAACCGCATCTATGTAAGTATACAACAATTTATCTGTCGATTCAATAGAAATATTTTCGTCTTCAACTTGTGCTCCGGCAAAGTCCTGAAAGTTCTCAGCAATCTGTAATCCGTATATCTTCTTAGAATTAATACGGTCAATAAACTTTTCAAACTCAGCGGGTTTGGATTTATTAATCACAATTACCTTTACGAATTTGTTATCGAGATGCGATACCTTAGTAAGGGCTTGTTTGGATGTTGTATCATCATACAAAATCTTTTCGAATATTGTAATCGGATTTTCTACAGCAGTTAGTTCTCGTGTGTCGGTATCGAACACATGGAAATATTTTTTGTCGTTACAGTCAGACCAAAAGAATTCCATCTGTGAACCAAGGTAGTGAATGTTGTTATTCTGAGACTTTGTGTGAAAGTGACCGGACAATACCATGTCAAACTTTGAGAATAAACCAGCGTCCATGCCATCTGTGCAGGGAATACCCATCTGCATATCAAATCCATTTAACTCTAGATGTGCACCGCAGATATCAGCTTTACAAGTCGCAATGAAATCTCTTACACGTTTCTCGTTCTCGTTATTAATCCAAGGGAGCAACGCAACTTTACATCCGTCATAGTCAACCACTTCGGGTTCTTCGATGATACGAACTTCCGACATATAATGACCAAGAAGTTCTTTCAAAGCATTTAATCGATTGGTATTCTTGAAGTAACAATCGTGATTGCCCGGAATAATATCCATATGAATACCATAGTCCCTGAGTTTGTCAAGGAATATTCTTCGATTGTGATGTAACGCTTTAAAATTAATCGAAGTACGGTTTTCATAATAATCTCCAAGATGGAGAATCTTTTTGATATTATGTTCCTTTAGATACGGAAAGAAAACATCGGTATAGAACCGTGATTGATATTCCATAAAAATTTCAGAAGAGTTTCGAATACCACAATGGGTATCATTCAGTATTGCGATTTTCACCAGTTATGCACCACGTTTGCCATTATAAAAAAACACGTAAGAAAATTAACCCCCACAATAATAGTGCGTAGGAGTGCAACATAATTATCGTAAGGTTCCGTCTTATCATCAGAGAATCCACCAAGGGCGTACTTCCAAATAGTCCAGAGTTTCATATATTATACCAAAAAATCTGAAAGATCGGAATCAGCGTGTCGGGTTCTCTTCTTTCGTTCTTTCTTTGAATACTCTTTTATAGCCTCATCACTTTCTTTCACTGCGTCAATACGTTCACGCAGGTCATCAATGAATGCCTGTGTTTGTTTTGCAGCTGGGTTGTTCTCAAATTCTTCTGCGACCAGTTGTTCCAAACCTGTTTCAGATAAGTATCGAAGTTTGATATCTTGTTGTTTCTTTTCTTTCTGAATCCTACGCAGGAATGCGTACCACGAAATCTGTGTAAAGTATGCGAACGCATTTGGTTTACCAGTACGTGTAGCGGTCTCTATGTTGTAGTTATCAATCGCCTTGAGACAGTTCTCTACAGCGTCCATCACCATCTCTTCACGATAGGTGTAACGAACAAAGTTTGCCTTGTGTGATAAACCCTCAGCAATTTTTAGAAAACATCGGGCGATGTAATCTGGAATCATAGGCTTAGGTTTTCCACGTGCTACAAATTCATTTGCACTCTTTACATGGTCCACAACCGCTTGGGAAAACTGTGCGTTGTTTACGTAATGTGGTTTTTCTTCTTTCTTCATATAACAAATCTCATAAATCAAAACATAAATTAATTATTACATAAAATTTTTTTCTTATCAAGCTTGACTTTTTAAAAAAAATATGTTACCCTAAAGCTTAACACGCCAGGGATAATATACCTAATGATTAGGTGTATATACCTAATGAATTAAGGGTGGAAATGGAATGATATTACTGGGTTTATCGGAATCTGAACTTCCTTCCATATCTTTTTTTGTTAGTTCTAAAAGGTAATCAGCAAGTTTTTGATATTTTCTTTTTCTCTCATAAGAGTATTCTTCACGTCGGTCATCACCAGACTCATTCATATCTTTAACAGCAACATCGTATTGGTATACCAAATATTCTGTAGGTTCAGCAGTTGAGATAATGTGGTCTGAATTAATTATAATTAAATCTTCAGTAAGTTCTTGATAATGCATCCAAGGCTTGAACATATATATTCTTTGTTCATTACTGTGCATCCAAACAATTTCCATACAATTACGAACAACAATTTCAGAAAAATTTTCTTCAGCCCATTCAATTACATCACAAACAATTTCTTGTCCGTTTGTTAAAATAAATTGTTTTACATTTCTTTTTTTCATCAGATTTTTATTTCATGCATCTTATAAGGAAACTCTTCAGAATTATATATCTTAACTCTTTCAGCGCTGTGTCTCAAGGTGAAGTTTGGTTTTCCTCTGCTACGCAAGTCATCCGCAACATCGTATAGTTTAGTTGTTCTTCCGTCATCGGAGACTCGCAAACCTCTTCCAATCGATTGTAAGACTCGTATTTGTGATTTACTAGGACTAGCGAATATAATGTTATGGATATTACGAATGTTGATACCAGTACTGAAGGTTCCCAAGGATGCAAGAACAATTGAGTTAGTTTGTTTTTCAACAATTTTCCTAACGGCCTCTCTGTCGTTTGTTTTCGTTTCGCCTGACACGTAAAATAATCTTCGTCCATCATCTAATTTATTCTCAATCAACTCTCTTAGAACTTTACCATGTTTCTCTACTAAATTAAATAAAACTAGTGTGTTACCGTCAAGACTACAAGCAAGATTGCGAAGAAAACGGTTTCTAGCTTCACATGTAACTAAGAAATCAATTTCCTCTTGATAGGTAATGTTAGAAAGTTTTTCTCTAATTTCTTTATCGTATTTAAGTAACAGTATATCTATATCTAACTTTGCTAGAGTTTTTTGTTCTTGAAGTTTTGCTGTAGTGGTCACTTTGTGTACAGGCCCAAATAAACCTTCAAGTACCATCTTGTTTGTTTGAGTACCGTCTAAAGTTCCAGTTGTGCCAAATCGATACTCAGCGTTAACTGCTTTGTTCATAATAGAGGAAAGAGATTTGGCTTTAAACCCGTGACACTCATCTCCAATCACCATACCGAACTTTTCGAACCAACGTGGACCTAGTTTATGAATTGACTGCCACGTACTAATCATTACAGATTTTTCGGTGTCTTTATCTTTACCGGAATAAATGAGATGACAATTATTTTCGGCATCAAAGTTATAACTATTAAAGTCGGAATACATCTGTTCCACCAGACTAGTAGTTGGAACAATCAACAAAACTTTTTTATCTTTATATCGGTCAAGATACCATCTAAGAAGAAGATAGATGATAAAAGATTTACCGGAACCTGTAGGAGACACCAGAACACTTCTTTTATTTTCTAATGCATGTATGAAGGCATCATACTGATAGTCACGAGGCATAAACGGCAGATTGATTTTTTCAATCCATCGCATAAGGTCCATATGGTTTAGTTTGTTTTTAGTGCCAGGCCATCCATAAGGCGTTTCTTCATATTTCAACGGTACGCCTTTTCGATAGACAAACTTTTCTATTTCTGATAGAAGACCGGCATTGATTTCGCCGTTCATACGATTCAACAGATGAATCTTACCATCCCACCTTCGTGATTTAAATGCGGGCATGTATTTTGCGCCTGGCACGTCAAAAGAAAAATAATCATACAACTCCTGAGCCAGTGAAGTTTCACACTCCACTAACTGTAACATCGCATGATTTTTTAACTTCAACTTAATCACATTAGAAACCAGCTTCAAACTTCTTATAGTCAATCATATTCTTAATGGTCTGATGTCGCCAGTTAAGATTGTTAATAATTTCAGATAGTGTATCTATCACAGTTTTAATGTATTGAATTTTTGCTTCGGATTGTTGAAGTTCAGGGTCACTCTCATAGTAGTGTTCCATTTCACCTTTCAGAATCTTTAGACCATTGAAGGGGTCTGGGTCCCAACCTTTTTCTTCTATTGACTTTTGGTCTAACTTTCCATTATAATATAACCACTTATCTTTCCGAAGGATCTTCTGTTTGAACTCCGCATCTTTCATCCTTAACTTAGCATCAGCTAGAATAGACAAATACTTAGAGTGTAGTGCGGGAGTGTTACGAGATGTTTCATCTAGGTGTGCTGAAGGAATTTTACTATCCTCTTCCCACATAGACAAGATATCTTTTAAATCCATTGTGTTGACTTCCTAGTAATTTTCTGGTATTATACCACACTTAACTAGGAGATTCAAGTTATAGTAATTCGAAATAGGAGTACCTAAAACCAGCACTAAATGTTAGGGGTGAAATTTCTGTGTTTGTTGCAGCAAATTCGATACCTGTTACGTTGACAGGAAACGCATTGACATAACGAATTTGTTTCTTTGCATTGTTGTGACTAGAAAGAATGGTTACTGTAATATCAGCTTCAGAACCAATACCAGATAAAAGAGTTCCAGCTGAGGTTTTATATTCATCATTGACAATACGATTCAACCAAGCAAACATTTCTTCGTATGATTTCATATCTTCATCAACTAGGAAAGTGAACTGCACTTCATCAAACAATATTTTATCCCCAATGATGGGCACATTCCTTCTCTGGTATGGTGCCTCTACTTCCGAGACAGAGACGCTAGGGTGTGATACGGACTGTGCAAAGTACTGGATATTAGGATAGTTCTCCTTAGAGATAGAGACCGCAAATCCAGTAGGTTGAAGATAGTTAATGTTGCTTGTCAGTTCTGCCACGGTATGTAAACCTTTAATCGTTTCTTCTATTTATACCTTGACACACTGGTAAAAATGCTATATACTATTCCTATTGTTTGAGAATTTATTTTTATGATTTTATCCAAATCCGATGCTTACTACGCAGCAAATGTGTTCGAAGAGTTCTTTAGTAACTTCGAACGTATTGATGATTATATGCGTACTGTTAAAATGGAACGCATGGAATCTTTTCCACATTCACTTCCAGGCATGGGCCCTGAGAGTGACCTTTTCAGTAACTTCAATATTCACCCGAACGATATGAACATTGGATTTTATGAATGTTCACAAGAAAAATTTATGCGTTACATGGAGATTACTACCTCGGCTCCTGTAGAGGCAAGTATCCCAGGCAAACAAATGTTATGGATAGTAACTGAAAAAAATACTGACACTATTATCGGTATGATTCGTTTCGGTTCACCAACAATAAACTCTCGTCCACGCAACGAATGGTTGGGCGGTCCTCTTGATACAATGAATCCTGATGTGATGAAACGATTTAACAAATCTGTTATTATGGGTTTCAACATTGTACCTACACAACCGTTTGGGTTCAACTATCTTGGTGGTAAATTACTGGCAGCGATTTGTTGTTCTCACACTGTACGTGAAGCACTGAATAAAAAATACGATGCGAACATTTGTATGTTCGAAACAACTTCTTTGTATGGTTCTACCAAAGCTGCCTCGCAGTATGATGGTATGAAACCACTACTAAGGTTTAACGGTCTGACAGACTCAAACTTCGCGCCATTGATAAATGATGATAATTTTCGTAAGTTAAACGAATGGTTTAGAAAACGAAATGATGGTGAATCCTTGGTACCTGCTGATGCATCCTCTCGCAAGTTAAAGACCCAGACCAAGATGGTAGGTATCATCAAAGCCTCTCTCAAACAATATGATGAAACTGCCTATGCGAAGTTCTGTCAGACCTTCTCTGATGCCAAAGGATTGACTGAAAAGAAGCGTTCTTTTTATTCAACCTACGGGTATGACAATGTGCCACAGTATCTCAACATGGAGACAGACACATTGGTTAAGAAGGATAACTTTGATCGCTTTGAACTTGAGTCAGTCATTGACTGGTGGCGTAACAAGGCGGGCAAACGTTATGAGTCTCTGAAGTCAGACGGTAGACTGCGTTCCGTTGTGGAGACTTGGAATACTAACGCAGAAGGCATAGACATCATAAGATGACTATATACTAATATGAGATACATGTTGTATCTCTACTAAAAATAATACAAGGAGTATTATATGCGTAAGAGCACTAAACATAGTGAAGTCTCAGGTGAGCTCGCTAACCTAAAGGGTACAGTCCGTATCCAAGACATTATCGATGCGATTCTCCGTATCGAAAACTTCAAGACCAAGACCCTAGCTGGTATGATCTCAAATGCAGTTTATGACCCTAAAGAAGTGGGTGTGGTTGCAATCGATGAGATTTGGGTTGACATGACGTATCAACGTATTGTCCGTTTGAAGAAACTCATCAACAAACTTCAAAAGATGAACGGGTTTGATCCATACTCAGCTGGAGTAGTGGACATCGCAATCCGGCCGTCCGGAAAGAAGTTTTGTTGGGACGGTCTCCGCCGTATTATCATGGCGGGTCTGTGTGGTTTGACTCACATCAAGACTTCACAGTTGGTACACAAACAGTTTATGACTGACCTAGATTGCCAAAAAGAAGAAGCGCGTTACTTCAAGTCACGTAACGCTGATCAGGAGTCTATGAAAGCAGAAGAAATTTTTAAGTCTGAGGTTGTCTTTGGTGATCCGGATGCTCTAAAACTTTTGAACGTTTTCAAAAACTGTGAACTTGACGTAGAGGGACTAAACCCAATTGGAAAGTCTTTGGGTGGTTTTGTTGAAGTCAAGACCAATTATTTCCGAAAGGACGGTATACCCGAAGAGTACTTCATTGAGTCTTCTCGTATCATTCAAAAAGTTTATGATAGAGAACCAACCGTTTCCGGTTATTTACTTACAGGTCTTGCATATCTTTTAATGAAGAACGAAGATGTCGATCATTCTTACAGTATTGATGAGATTGTAGAAAGTTTGGTAAATTTCAAACGTACCAATCCAAAACAAACTAATCTTATTAAGGGACGTTTGGCTGGCAATGCACGTGCAAGTATTGCATACTTAATTACTAGACGAGCATTAAATGATAATAATGGGTTGTTAAACTCTATAGGTCTTGATGATGAGACTATGGAAATAATCGATCAAGCTGCATAAAAAAAGGGGCACCGAAGTGCCCCAAATTTTTATAACTATCGTTATTTTTATTAGTCGAGGATGTTATCCACGCGGAAAATACGATAGTACTGGTTAGCACGTACTGTGTTAGCCAAGTCACTCTGAGGTGAACCTGTACCAGCATATGGGTTAGCGATCATGCCGTAACGAGTCTTGAACCCGATACGTGGTTGGAAGTCATTCTCACCAACCGCACGTACCATCTGGAGAGGAACGTATGGGCAGTAGAAAACGCCTGAGTCGTAAGGATTCGTACCCTTATAACCTACAGTCACGTAGTCTGTGTCAGCATATGGGTCGATGTAAACACGTGTACGACCATTCAATACACCAGCAAACGTGTTGCCTGTGTCATCTACTTGAAGGTTAGTAGAAAGAGCAGGTGAGTAATCAAGCATACCAGCAGCAGCGAGAGCAGTAGCAACATCTGAAGAACAGATTACTACGTTACCCTTACCACGACGAGTGTCCTTAGCAATTACGTTACACTCACGCTCGATCTGTACCAACATACCCTTGAACTTCTCAACTGACCAACGACCATCAGCGTCCGTAGACAAGTCGAAGATACCCTTAGTAGTCATGTTAGATTGAAGAGCACCAATCTTAGCTTGAGAGTTGATAGTACGGATAACTTCACGGTTGATTTCCGCAAGAATTTCCGTAGACAGAATGTTAGCAAGTTCTGTCTCAGCGTCAAGACCATGAATAGCCTTGAGGTCTTGAGCGAGTTCAAGCGTATATTCTGCTTTCAAAGCACGTGATACCGCAGTAACCGTTGCCTTCTCGATGGTGAAACCCATTTCATGGAAAGAGTTACCACCAGTAGTACCAAGAGCTTCAGCAGTAGCAGTTGACATACCACGGCCGATATCAACAGTAGTTGTTTCGTCAGCAATAGAAGAGTCACCAGCGCCTGGGTTAGTATTAGTTACACCTTTAAGACCTGAAGGACCACGAGTGTCAGCCAAGTCAGTTGAAGAGTCACCAGAATATGGAGTTGGTGCTTCGTTGAACAGAGCTTCTGTATCAACAGCACCAGCACCAGCATTAGGTCCAGTCTTAAAACGTGACTTCATAGCGAAGATAAGACCAGTAGGACCAGTCATAGGCTGAACGCCACAAACGTCATATGCCATCAAGTTAGGCATAGCACGACGAACGAGGGCGATAAGGATGGGGTCCCAGTTTGCACCACTTGAACCAGCAGCTTGGGTTACAGAAGTGTTTGTGTTTACTTCGTTAAGTTGAGCTTGTTCCATGAACGCCTTCTCTTGGTTTTCCAAGATAGCAGCAGTTACAGCACGACGATGAGAATCTTTGATCTCACCCGCTGACTCTTCATTCAGAACTGGAGCCCACTTCTCAACGAGTCTATCGTAAGAAATTTCCATTTAAATACTCCTTAAATGTTACTTTTTAGTTCTTTTGATTGCATTGAGATACATATCCATAGTAGAATTAGATTCAACTGTGGCATCCGTATCCCAATCTTCTTCGATTACTTCTTCGGTTGAAGTTACTTCTTTCTTGAAGTAAGACTCTTTCACAGTTTTAACTTTTTCTGTGAATGACTCTTCGTCTTCAAAGTCGAGAGAAGAAACCAAAGAACGTAATTTTTCTACTTGCGTGTCTGCAAGGTCACGAGCGCTTTCACGGATAACCGTTTCACGCTGGTACTCTTCCAACTTCTCACGCATTTCTAATACTGAACCAGTTTGGTCGTTGAGTTTTTCTTCCAACTCTTCCACTGATGCAGCGAGTTCATCAACAAGGTCTACCTTAGACTCAGGTACTTCGATGTAAGACTCAACGAACAACTCTTTCAAGTTATTCATGAAACCTTCAGCAATCTCAGTACGGAGACCAGACTCGACAGCGAGTTTGTTCTCTTCCATCCAAGTTTCAACCACATAGTTGAGGTAGTTATCAACCTTCTCAACGAGGTCTTCACGCGTTGCGTTCAGTTCTTCGTCAAGACGAGATTGATATTCATCTTCCAAACGTTCTACTTCTTCAGTAAGTTTGGAACGAATAGCAGTTTCGAAGATTACAGCAGTTTTCGCTTTGAATTCATCTGACAATGTTGCCTCTGATTCAACCAATGCCTTGAGTTCATCAGTAACAGAAAATTCTGGCAACTCAACCGCTTCGCCTTCTTCTTCTGACATTTCAACTTCTTCCTGCATTTTTGCGTACATAGCTTGAAGTTCATGCTTTTTCATAGCATGCATCTTGCCGTACATTGCGTTGATCATACCTGCTTTAGTCTTCGGAGCAGCGGCTTGCTTAGTAGCATCGCCAGCCTTATCTACTGAATCTACTGAGTCTTTCTCAGCACCTTCAGGATCGTGACCTTTCGCTTCCTCGATTTGGTCCTCAGACGCCTCAGGAAGTTCAACATCATCAATCATGTTTTCTTGATCAGACATGTTTTACTCCTTAAAGTTTGTTTTGAGTAACGAGAGGAAATTTTTAAACTCACGAACCTGAGTCTCGTAGAGATCAGTACGTGGAGCCTTTTTAATTTCTGTCTCCATTTTTTCAATTTCTTGAGGTTGAATGATACCATTGTTCCACACCCAATCAACACCTTCCATGATGCCGTTAACAAACGCACCAGGCGCTGAAGGGTCTTGAACAATATCTACTGTGTTAAGAAGAAAATCTTCTTTCACATACATTGTGCCATTCCTGTTCTCAAGACTACCCATACCACGAGTTGAAACACCTAGTTTGACTCCCCCATCGAGTAGACCTTTAACAATCTGACCATTAGGAGTATCAAGAATAGATGCTTTTCCTACCACATTATTACCTTCCCATTGAAGGTCTGTAATGAGGTGAGAAACTTTATCTAGGTTAACTGTTGGGCCTTCAGGATGATTCAATTCACCAACTGACCTTTTTTGTTTAACCTGTTCATTTACGTACTTATCTACCGCCTTTTCCATAATGGTTTTAGGATAGATACGTCCGTTTCGATTCTTTTGTTCTGCTTGTGCGAACACGCCTTCAATGACATATGACTTACCGCCACCTTCTTTCGCTTCAGTGATAACGGTTAAATCTTGTTCTACATATTCGGCAATAAGTTTCATTGGTTACATTTCCTTTGCAAATGTGACACCCATCTTCTCAGCTTCTTTCTGAGAACGATAAGTGTCTAATTTTTCGCCGTCAATATAAACGGTGAAACCCTTTGTATTTTTGTGCACCATAACGTGCACCTTACCTACCTTTTTATCGAACACATGTTCGCCAGGTGGCATTTTTTTCTTAGAGGCTTCTCTAATTTCTTTAAAATTTTTCATAATTATTATTTATAAAAAATTAATTTTCTGGTTCTTCTTCTGTTTCTAAATACTCTTCTTCATCTGTCTCAAGAGCATCTAGTTCTGTCTCGAACTCGTCATCACTAATATCGATATCGAGTTCACCATCTTCTTCTTCCGCCTCGGCAGTTTCCGGTTCGTTATTAAATACCGATTGTGCCAGAGAAACTTTACGCTGGTCTAATGCAGTACTTAAACGGTCACCAATCAGATCATTAAAAGATTTTTCTGCATCTAAGTGATTTTCTTTTTCGATAGCTGCCAACAAATCAGCAATACGATTGTTCGGTTCAATCGGGTCTGCTTCTACTTGTGCTACCATTACATCATCATCTGCCATAATTCAAACTCCTATTTGAGTGCCAAAAATTCACCTTTCTTCAAGGTGTTATCAACTTTAGTATCTACTACTGTTAAATCACTATCTATGTCTTTCACTAACTGTCCATATGTACTTGCACCAGTGTTCGGTGTAGTCGATCTAGCCCAAACATACGCAGCAATATTTTCATAATCCGCTTGAGTAATAGCTGCACTTGCAACTAACTGGTCTACCAAGTTAGAACGTGTCAAGTTAACTGATACACCTTCTGCAAACAAGAATGGGTTACCACCCGCTTCTCTTGTATAAATGTTTCCGTTTACCGTAAGAATATACGGATTCTTACTCGCAAATGGTTGTATTCTCCATCCATTCTCTAGGAAGAATGTCGAACCAACGTTCAACGTATCGTTCAACGGTTCACCACCGATAGCACTAATTGCTTCTAGTTGCCAAGATGGTAATGGATATTCTGGTGAATTTAGTACCCATTCTTTCCATGCAGAATATATGTCAATCTTTACATCAAGTACTGTAACACCTTCGTTTACATATATGATTTTTGCAAAAGCATCAAACGCAACCTTTTGATTAGGAAACAGATTAGGATCCCAATTCCAATTATTACCATATTGGTGATGAATAAATGCCATTACTGACTAAGTTCTTTCCACACAACATTGAATGTGATATAAGTTCGATCAGGTGCAGATGGTTGTGATCCGCCTGGCTGGAACCCAAGATCGTCTCCACCGATTGGATTGTACATAAACGTCCAAACAGGAGCAGATGGTGGTTCTGCTTCGAGCGCACCTTCGTCTGCCAAATTGTATGCTGGATTACTCCAACCCGAAGAACTGTATGCATTCAAAGATGTCTTGTAATCTAACGGATATGCATTAACACCGTTCCTTCTAACAGAGCTCAACGTGGTACTCAACAATGTTGCTCCGGAACTATTCTTAACTGTGAATGCAGTACCACCCGCAAGATCTGAGTCCAACAAGGCATTGTTTCTACCTTCAAGGAATATTTGACCCGCATCTGAATCATAGTCGAGAACCAGTGCACTTCCCGCACCAGCAACTTGTGCACTGTCTTGACCACTTGGCGAAAGATTGTTAATCCCCACTGGAATAGTAGAAGGCGTGAAATTAATAATTCGAGTATTACGGTCATCTTCGAGCAATGACACGCCACCCGCATCACTGTCGTACAACCAAGCATCGTTACTTGACAAGAAAGACAAATAGAAGTTTTTGTTCAGTAATGTTTCGGGGCCATTGGTATCTGTAATGTCCTTGAACGTAATTAATTGTTTGTCTTCGAAGTAGTGAACATTCCCGCCTCGTTCTGGATCTTGACCAACCTGTATTTCAACACGTTGTACGCCACGACTATACCGATCTGTTTGACCAAAAATATCTTGCAGAGGTTGTTTGCGTCTTGAAAGTCCTACTTCTGTGTTAGGTCTTACTGCGCCCCATTGAATACCGTCAAACAATTTTTCTAAGTTGACATCAAGTACACCATTCCGAATTGGTGCTCGTATAATTTCTGGGCCGTGACCAATGTGATGCCCTTTGGCATTGTATACAGAACGAATACCATCTACGCTGGTAACTGCATCACCATCTCTTTGTATCGTAGCGTAACTGGGTGTTTCCCATTTCTCTCCTCGAAGAATACACTTCAAGAACACACGCAACTCTCCATCTGGGAAAGTCCCGTCTTCGTTAAAACAATTGAGACGAATTTGTTCTGGTGCATACAGAGAGTGGTTATCTTGTCCGGCGGCAGGAAAACCAGCAGGGTATTCAGCAACGGGACGCATTGAGGTGAGGTAATAAACACCCTGCGTATATGGAACACCCGCAGTAGTTACTTTGTTATCAATCATGAATACTTCATCAATAGACCCCGGCTTTCCCAATTCTTGAACGGGGTCAGTTCCCGCATCTGTCCAAACACCAGCACCTAACGCATAAAAATAATCAGCACTATCTTCTGTCGGCGCAGACGTTCTCTTAGTTGCCCAACAAATAGGTCTTGCATTCAACCCGATAGCATTTGTTTGCCATCCGATGTCGGTTCGATTACTCATATCCATTTCATGACAGATGATTCGTTCACCGTTGATGATAATACCCCAACGAATAGAACCCCCGCCTAAACTTTGATAATCGTAGAAATACTGGTTTGCCGTTGTGACATCAAGGGTTACGCCTGATCTGTTCCCGCCGCCACCACTACCGTCCAAACGATCACCATTCCAGTTTGACTGTGGTATGACTGTTTCGGTTTGAGTACCGTCAAAAGTTCTACGATGTACGACAGAGAGACCTGACCCAGTGAGACGGAACATAAACCCGTCAGTTGCATCAAATGGACCCCAGTTTCTCACACAGGTTGCTTTACCAGTATCAGGAATCATGGTTCCCATAATAACGAAGATACCAGAACCAAACGTTAACGGGTGATAAAGGTGTGAGGTGTTTGTTGCAAGGTCACCAGAAGCGCCATTGCCAAGATTACCTTCTAAACCAAGACGTATCCATTTCTTACCTGAGTCCCATACAGCAGTGCCAGAACCCAAGAGAGAGTTTGCAAATTGTGAGGGCATTGCATCAACGTCGAAAACATAATTAGCAAGAACCCTTGAGTCAGCAATACGCAGCTGACCATATGCCGCAAGTTCTGGTTGTCCTTCTGAGAATCTAATGTTTGCCGCACCGAAACGGTCAATCTCTAATCCGTACTCTGGGTTGTCGTACCCCATAATGTGGGTAGTTGGTACGTATACGTCATATGCTTCTTTTACTTTACAAATGTTTGTACCATCATAAGAAATGGTTTCACCAGCGGCAGGAACTGCATTTTCAAACTTTGCAGTTTTATTATAGTGAACCGCAAGAATACCAGTACCATCACCTTTATCATAAACGCCGTGTACGTGCACGTCACCACCTTGAAAATTGGTAATGTCGTATCTTTCGCCGATTTTCCAAACGTGATCAGTATCTCCACCTTGTGCATCTAATTTCTGCTCGAATTCGATCTCAGCAGTGTGTATCATGTACAGACGATCGCCAGTGCTCTCTGGTGGTATTCTTGTATATCGTTTTTCACCTGCCATTTATTGCTCCAAAAAAATTCTTGCGTTAATACTCTTTATTTATAAGTTTTTTTATGCTGGGTCTCGATAGTTTCTGTCACCGACCTGCGTCAGTGGTATGTTACCTGTTTCAGCTGAATTGTTTAATGATAGAATAGGGTTTGACCCAGTTCTAAATGCCAAGATATCTATCACGTTTCCTACCGGAGTTGAAAACTGAAACCTTGCGTCTACTTTCTCTACTGTGACTGTTTTAGAATTTGCACCAGTAATTGCGGTTCCAAACGCAGAAGTAAACCCAGAAGAAAGCGTTTTTGTTATTATCGAAGTTGTAGTCGGTGCTGTTGGGTCTGCATCAACCTCAAACTCATCAAACAATTGTAATGATGGGTTGGTATCATCATCTCGAACTACGATTCGTATCTTGTCACCATCGGCTAATGCTCTAGGATTAGTTGCGTTTGTGTCCTGTAACACGCCAGGGAAATTACTAAACACAGCAGAACCTACTGCATCAATCGTAACGAATGTACCACCAGTATTGATTTGATAATAGTTTGTATTGTCTCCAACAAATGTGTCTGCACTTATTCTCTCAGTTGACGAAACAGTTGTCACACTCGGGGCGGGTAATGAAGTTGCAGAGTATGGGGATGGATTGTCTAGTACACTAATCTCTGTGTTACCTAACAAACGAGTTAAAGAAACCGTAGCGGCTTCAACAATCGAAACTGTCCCTGCTCCAAGATTTTGAATTGATGGTACGGTAGAATTGTTAACTATGTTGATTGTTAATGTTTGACTTGTTGCTACATTAACTTCTATTGCTGCACTATCTGTTCCAGTCGTACCAACAAAATCTCCAGTAGTCCCCGCAGTATAACCCGAAAGTGTGTTATTTGAAAAGTTAATTGATTTGGTTTGTGCAACCGACCCAAGACGTATTGCGTGATTAGATCTATTGGGAGTTGAGGTAAAACTACAACCAGTTATTAGACTTATATCATTTCCTGAATCACTTACGTGCAATGCGTGAGCTGAATCGTGTGTTGTTTCAAAATCACAATTGGTAAAGGTCGCACCATTTTGTCTAACAACATCAGCTCTTCGAAAGGTTACATCCTGATTCGTAGAATTAGAACCAAAGTTAAAGAAACCCATATCGGTAAATGAACAACCTTTAAAGTTCGTAGCTGCGTTATCGTTAACAATTAGATTTCCTCTCGCAGAATCAATTGTAGTACCATACGCACTTCCTTTGGAGAATACGATGTTTCCCCATATAATATTCGAATTTGCGTTACTAATTTCAATCAGATTAAATTCAGGATAACAATATCGAGTATCATCAATCAAGATACTCTGATTCGAATCTTCAAATAGAAGCGATGTCGCGGATGTGCCTAGTTCTAGTCTTCCTTTATAAAGGTATCCTGCCGCAGTTTCTTGAAATATTCCCCAACGGTTAGCTTCCAAGTCGTTTTGTGTAGCCATATCATCGAAGGTACCAGCGGGTGCTCCACCAGTAAATGTTATAGACGCTCTTCCCCAACGAACCGCATCTACTGCGTGACCCTGACCACGGTTCAAACCAATTCTAGGATTAGGTGTTGCGGTCAGTGCGGTATATGTTCCAGCGGTAGGCGTACCTTCTTGAATTGCCGCTTTAGTCGAAGCCGTTGAGGGGTCAATTGCGATATTAGTCCAACCACCATATGGATACGTACCGTAATCTCTTCCACCTACTGCCCAATGATAAGAATTACCATCACCAGAACCTATACCTAAAAAATATCCAGCCTCAGTGCCAGGCGCGTTCAGGCTTGGAAACGCTTGACCAAGACCTTGGGTTTCATTAAATGGGTTAAGTGCATTGGGAAAAAGAAAGTACCACCAAAGGAGAAAAACGTCTGTCCCATCTGTGAAACCAGCGGGGTCAGTAACCGCTTGATACATTGCTCCACACGCACCAGATTTGTTCGCCCGAAGCGCTTGGGAACTACAATCGTTTCCTTGCAGGTATGCTTCTGCATCAACAATTGGCGTCGAACCACCAGTGTCTCGGGCTGGTTCGCCCCAAGCACCATCGGTGTAGATATCGTTTAAGTCTGTGGTGGGTGTGTTAGCCATTGTTCATCTTTACCAATTTTAGAAATTTTTTGAGAAGATCAAATTTTTCCACACCATCACGGGGATATAACATAGGTTGTAATGTGTCGTGTTTTCTTAAAACTACACTGTATCCTTGTTGATTAAAAACTTTTATTTGATTCATACCGTGTTCACTTATTGTGACTTCTGCTCTCACTGTTCCTATGAACATTTCTTCATCAATTTTTTCAAAAATAATTCCACACTTATCTGGTCGCATAAACAAAGGCGCCTTTTCGTGTTGTGCATAAGAACAGAAAAAATCTCTACATATTTTCGGACGTTCTTCGTGCACTTTACAACCCACATTTTTCTCGCAATAACCGCACATTTCTCCTGCTGGAGAATCTATGACAATTGTTTCAATAATATTACCTTGTGTTGCTTTTAATGATTTTACTTCAAGTAATTCGCAACATTCGGTGCATTCACCGCATTCCATAATATGCTCAATCGTTTAAATGACTTTCAATTTCCCCTACAAGACCCTCGTCCATTTCTTTTTTAAATGATAACACATCATCCAAATTGAACCACCATGTTGGTTCAGTTGTTTCAACATTTTCATTAAATGAAATTGTACCATCTTCATTGTAGTTTAATTCTTCATCACCAACAAGTTGAATCGGAAGCCGTTTCTCATTGTTCGCAATATAAAGAACCTCATCGGCACTTCGATTAAGTATTTCACTGGCTTGTTCTAAAGATATTTTCATAATATTCCTCAAAAAAAAAATTAAGGGGCCCCGAAGGACCCCTCGTGTTCATTTTATTATGCTGGGTCAGAGTAGTTACGTTCTACAGCAGATACTACAGAGATACTATTTGTATTCTGTTCTGTAATCGTTGCAGTCTGTTCCACCCAAGTACCATTGTTCAATCCAATTGCACGAACGTTAACATCGAAAGGTTGTCCACCTTCTCTGTCTTTTTGTGAATTGTTATCAAACGCATAAGATACCACAAAACGGTTGTTTGTTAAACTACCAGATGCAAGGTCCGAAACGGCCGCCTGTGCAACATTATTTTCTGCTGTTGCACCAGCAGAGTCAAGTAACAATGCGCCCGGAGAGTTGATTGGGTGAGTGTAAATTGCATCGCCCGCTGTATTCAAAGTCTCATTAATTGGTGCAACCGTATCATCAAGTGTAATCGCCGCAAAGTTACTGGAATCGACTACAGAAGTTACTTTCCAAATAACGTTGTGATTAGCACCAGTACCACTAGCTTTATTTAAGCGGAAATATGCATTAGCATCAGTTAAGGGGTCTAGACCCTCTGGGTTCTGAACAGTAGTGGTTGTCAATAAAGGTGTGAACGATACCGCACCATTTAAAGTAATGTTAGCACTGTCAAGATACGCATTAGTTGCTGACGGACCTACGTCAGCAAGTTGAATCGACGTTCCGATTTCACCACCAACAGCGTAATCACGTGTGTGGTCATAGTATACAAACACTTTAGCGTTAGCACCATCATCCAAAATATCTTGAGAGAAACCAATACTAATTGCAGTAGAGAACGGGAATGATTGCAACGACCCACCAGTATTGAACAACTGGGTGTTGTTGATATCATCAGCATTAACATTAGTAATCGCAACACCAGTTCTGGTACCGTTTTGGTCGATATTAGTTACTGGTTTAGTTGTTAATGTATCACCAACAAAGGCCAACAATTCATCTGCCAGTTTACCACTCTTAACTGTACCTGCAGCAAATTCAATATCAGAATCTTGACGCAAGTTATATTGAACCCAAGCATATAATTCTTGGTTAGTTAAAGGTGTTGTTCCATCAACGCCTGATGCAGATTTAATCTTAACACCAAAATTGAAAGGACCACCCAACAAGTCTTCTGAATAACCGAAAGTGTTAGATGCTTCATCTACCGCAAGATATTCAATGGTAGAACCGTCACCTGTAGTCGAGTACTTTTGACCATTTCCTTTTGCAGCTAAAATAGTTGCGTCACTTACACCACCAGCACCAGTAATTTTAAGGTCGTTACCTTCAACCAACGGGAATCGTTGAGTGTTATAAGGAAGAGTTGTACCAGCTGACAAACCGATATCTACGGTGTCAGTTTGGTCGTATGTCTTACCTTCTTGACGAATGAACAAACGAAGAATATCTCCACGAAAATCAAGTTCTGCCGTTTGGTTTGCATCACTGTCTTTATAAGTCAGTACTGCTTGGTTAACTTCGCCGGGGAAGTTGTAGTCAAATGGACCAGCCTTTGATGTACCATTTGCAGAATCAAAAAATGCGTAATAAACGAAATCTTGGTCACCAGCACCGTCTTGGTTCTGATCACCATCGATATTACCTAGAGAAATTGTACCAATATACTGACGTTTCAATGTGGTATCATCAGTACTAAATTCTCTCCATCCAGCAGTACGAATCAAAGAACGCGATGAATCGTCAGCAGGTGACCATCCGAAACGCCATTCGAACTGTTCTGGTGTAATAGCGACGAGTGGGAAAGGATAAGCAATCAACTGTTTACTGTTTGGGTCATCCTTCCATTCTTGTTTAAGAAAGCTGTAAAGTGCCTGAAGCGTCACCCCCGTTTCATCAAGAACGGGTCCCTTTGGCGCTGCACTGTTGTTACGAATCTTAATTGTTCGTAATGCAGTGTCGATGTGAATGTTCTTACCGGCGGAATCTCCACCAGTATCAAACAACCCATCTGGATCTACAATTGTTGGCATTTCTATATCTCCTACGTAGAATAATTTTTATTACATGTAATTTAAGGTTTGTGCACCCTGTTATTTATAATTATGAATATGTAAACGTGATTCTATCATCCCATATTTTATCAAATTCAGCAGTTCCATCTGCCCATAAAATATTGTAGTCATTACCAATTTCTTCGATACGTTTGATTCGCCATTTAGGTTGATCCGTATTAGTACCAGGCAATGCCTCACCTATGTAATAAAACGTCCCTTCCTGATCTATTAATTTGTTATACTGCACTTCTAATTCCGCTTTTAATCTGTCCAATACATTTACGAAAGAATCCGCAATAAATTTTTTCTTGGTGGGGTCGTAGATTAATATCGCATCATCTACTACGCCCTTCAATGCAGCTTTATCAACATCTGCATTATCAACCAATTTGTAAGAACCACCACCTCCGATAGTGCTTAGAGATTGATTGATTCTATCAATCTGTTTCTGAATATTGTTATCAACTCTTGATGCATTTTCTGTCAGTCGTTGATTAAAATTCTTTAATGCTTCTTCGAACTCATTTCTGTAATCAGGTGCAGGAGTTCCGGGCTCACCTTTCTCTCCACGTTCACCTTTTTCACCTTGAGGGCCAGTTAATCCTCTCTCGCCTCGTTCGCCTCGTTCACCCTTTGCTCCTGCAACTCCTTGAGGGCCAGCAGGTCCGATTGCTCCGACAGGACCGGCGGGACCGATTGGGCCAGGTTCTCCTTTCTCACCACGAGCTCCAGTATCGCCTGTATCACCCTTCTCACCACGTTCTCCTTGGGGGCCAGTTAATCCCTGTAGGCCAGTGTCACCCTTTTCTCCTTGGAAACCTCTCTCGCCTTGTAATCCTTGTTCGCCTCTCTCGCCCTTTTCTCCACGAAGTCCAGTATCTCCCTTGTCTCCCCTGAGACCTTGAGCTCCTCGATCTCCTTTTTCGCCACGGTCACCTTTGATACCTTGGTCACCTTTATCTCCCTTAACTCCTTTATCGCCTTTTGGGCCCTGTGGACCTTCAAACCCTTGCGGTCCTTGAAGTCCTTGAAGGTCTTCGAAAACATTAAATATTTTGTCTTCTAACTTTTCAATTTCTTTCTGCGTGTGTACTATGGAGAACGCAGTAGAAATTTTATCAATCTTGTTCATTGATTCGTGCCATATACCTTGTCATTTCTTCAAGTAATTCATCTTCTTGTGAAGGTATATATTTTTCTTTTTTCTCCTCAGATTCTTGAGGGGGTTCTTCATCAGAACTAGGTTCTGCCTTGGGTTCAGGCTTTGGTTTTTCTTCATCGTCACCACCACCCATTCCAGGCAACTCAACATCACCGTCTTCACCTTCACTATCTATTTGTTTCTGCATGTCCTCAATATCTTCTTCAGACATTCTCAAAACATTTTTCCATATCCACTCTTTACTTACATAGTTACCCACGAATTGGTCTACTTCATTCAGAAGACCAAACCGTTCACGCATAATTTCTGTTTCTTTGAGCTCAGTGAAGTGATTGTCTTTAACGTAATCAACGATGATTTCGTTTCGCCATTCTTCCCAATCCTGTTCTGTGATAATACCTTTTAACAGAAGTTGTTTACGAAGAATGCCTAAGAATACCTGAGAAAACTTTCTACGAAGACGGTCAACAAACTTTTGTAGTTTCACTTCGTCTCGTGAAATCTCAGTAGAACGACCAAGAGAGAACTGAGCTTCCTGTTCCAAACGATTGACAGGAACATTCAATGCACGATATAATCTCTTTTGGAAATAAATGATATCATCAATCTGACCAAGGTTGTCACCGCCAGGCAGAGTAGAAATCTCTGTACCACGACCACCTTCTCGACGGGGTAACCAGAAGTCTTCAAGCATCGACATATGCTTGCGGTCATCTTTGAGTTCACCAGTGTTCGCATCGTATACCAGTTTGTTACGATACTTTGCCATAATATCTTTCATATACTGTTCAGACTTACCACGGGGCAAGTTACCCACGTCAATATAAAAGATACGTCTTTCTGGTGCACGTGCGAGACGATAGATGACTAGAGAGTCTTCCATCATTCTTAACTGATTGATTGGTTTTAGTGCCTTGTGTAGATGCGACACAACTTTCTTTTTTGTCTCATCAAGTAAACCAGATGTGACATAACTAATAGAATCTGTAGAAAGTTTAACCGCTGATGATTGTTGTCCAGGCTTCTCTTCGTAAATATAAAACTCGTCTACTGACTCAACAATCTTTGCGCCCGTTGCAGGGTCTTTTTTGTATTTTACATTTTTAACTTTACGAATCTTTGCAGCATCGATGTGTCTAATTTCTTGAATACCTGCTTTGAGATTCGATTCGTTCACAAGTAGGTGATGATAGATTCTACCATCAACATACCACGAACGGAAAATATCGTGTCCATTGTCATTGAACTTCAACATAGACACAATATTTTTGAATTCTTCTTGAATTTGTTCTTTAATCTTATCGGGGGCTTCTACATCTTCTAGTGATAGTTCAAGGTTAGATGTTAGTTCAGAAGCAGTAATCGATTCGTTGACAATTTCTTCAATCGCCATATCTACTTCTGGATGTGTTGCAACTCCACGATAACGTAAGATAAGTTGGTGATTGTCTTTAGAATTATCACCATCCATATTGATATACTGACCATAGTGACCAGCAGCTGTAGTGACATACCCAGCACCATCGTCATCCGTAGGCGGAACAATGGAAGGAAGTTTTTCTTTCTTCTGTGCTTGTGTTCTGCGTAACTCAAAACCAAATAATTTAAAGATGCTATCGTCTGCCATATCTGTGTCCAAAAAATAAAATAAAGGGACCTCCGGAGAGGTCCCAATTATTTAGTAGAGATTTAAGATGTTGTATTTGATTCCCAGTACTGGACTTGGAATTCTACCGTAAATCTTTCAATCTCGTTTTCCGTTGTGTATGAAAGGTCAATTGCCTGAACGTTTGTCGGGAAACAACCACGGAAGTTGTAACGCTTGAGTGTTTCTCCATCTTTATCCAACTGATCTACGAAGAGGTCAGCTTGATAATCTACTGGATTAACCAAACCCGTGTTTGCCGAATGAGCGTTCATTCCATTCATCCAACGTTCCATTGAATCTCGAATTGTGAAATCAGTATCATTGATAATGGTTACTGTCCAAGGTTCGAAAGTTCTATCACCAGCTATTTTCAACTGGCGACCACGGAACGGAACTGTTACCAATCCCATAGTTGAGGCAGGTAACTGAGCAGCTTCGCAAAGAAATGATGTTAATTCAACATCACCTCCAGCATAAGCTGGGAAGTTGACAGTTGCTTGGAACAGATTCGGCCTAGCACCACCACCTCTCAGCTTTGACTTAAAGTCATCGACTCCTAAAATTGCCATTTAAATTCTCCTTATGGTTGTGCTTAAACCGTACCAACCACTTCACTGAAATCAACTCCGGTGCGTACAGCAACAAAGTTAAGAGTGATGTAGTTAATAGAACGAGCAGGTTTGACAAAAACTGAACAAACAAACTCGTTACGGTCGATTACTGCAGCCGTATTGTTTGTTTCGTCACAAACCACTCGGAAATCTGTAATACCTCTTCGACCCTGAATTTCTCTCAGGAACGGTTCAACGATATTAACAAATTCTGCACGAGTGAATTCGTCATTGAATTCAAACATTACGTTTCTTGCAGCTCGTTCGATTGACCTTTCAATTGCGAGGAACAATCGTCGGACATTAATACGATCGAAAGCTGATGGACGAGATTCTTTAGTCTTATCACCAAAAAGAATAATACCTTGTCCAGGCAAGTTTACAATCGGATTAATTCCAGCTTTGTACAATGTATCTCTTTGTGCCTTACTAGCTGAATAAGCTAAGGAAGTAACTCCGAAATATTGACCCCTTCTTTGACCAGCAGGTGAGAACCAAGGTGCAGCGACAGCATCAGTCGATGCCATCAAACCAGCAGTGCCAGGAGCAGCTGGGATAAACACATATTGGTCGTTATACTTGTCATATACCTTAAGGTAGTTGTTGTCTACAATCAGGTAAGATGAAGCTGTGAAATTTGCAACACCACCAGTTGTGTTTGTTACCGCGTCAGCAGCAGTTAAACCAACAACATCTTCTCTAGCAGGTGAAGTAACAACAACACAGTCTTTACGCAAAGATGCGGCCGTACCTACAATGTCATTAACAACGGTAGTTTGGTCAGCAGTAGCGGACATACCACGAGCGATTAAGAAATCCACCTGAATGTTTTCTTTACTTTCGAACTCGTCAAATCCTTTCGCAACATCACCAGTATCAATTGTTGGACCATTAGAACCACCGCCCAACTTAAACGTATGAATAGTTGGTGTAGCTGGTTCAAAGTCTGTTCCTGATGCGGTTGATGTGAAGTTATAATCTTCATCTGCTGCACCGTCATGTTTGTTTAGGGATATTGCCCAAACATAACTTGAACGATTGTTAATAACATCAATAACGTGGTTATTAGAACCATCTACAGTCTTACCGTCCGTTGCAAAAGATAAGAACGGGAATGTTTCTAAAACAGCACCTACTGTACCAGTTAAAGTACCGTCTTCGTCTACTACGACAACGTGAACTTCATCGTCAGCACCATTAACGTCAGAGGCGTACTGTGAAGTACCTGGCGCTGCATCGAAATAACTGGCGTATGCCCAACCATCAAACAAAGTTGTATCGTTTGACTTAGCAGGACACAGTTCTACTCTGAGACTGTTACCAGCTTCGCCGGGATACTTTGCGATGAAAGTATGGTTTTTTGCTGGAGCTTTGAGACCAGCTATTGTGTTCTGAATATCAAAATCGTCGGCATTCTTAACCAATGGTTTGCCAGATGACAAATCAATTATTTCATCTGAATCCCACGCATTTAACGCGCCGGTGTCAGCAGTATCATCTACTGTACGTGACACATAAAGACTTGTTGAGTATTGCAAAAAGTTTGCGGCAGACAAAAAGTCTACTGCATTTGTGGTACTTGGAGACCCGAATGTCGAAACCAACGTTCCCTCGTTATCTACGAGAGTTGGTTGGTGTACGGGACCCCAAGAAAATTCTCCTACATAAGCACCCGTTGAAGTAGTGACTGAAGGGACAACACCCGTTAAGTCAATTTCTTTAACTGTAATGCTGGGAGACGCTGATGGGGTAAAAAGAGCCATAATCGTTTCCTTTTTTTATTAGCTAATAATAAGATTTACATAATACGGATGTTCAATGTATTTATTTATATTTGCGGGGTTTTTAGAAAGGATCGTGAAAAAGTTGCCATCCTTGTCGTTCCATTTCTTCTCGTTGTTCAATATAATCAATTTGAGATGAACCATCATCTATAAAACCAAATGGAACAACATCATCTTCTATCTCTTGCATTCTGTTTTCAAACATCATTTGTTTGAGATTAATATCAGTCATATCGGCGAACATTTGCGTTGTAACAAAGTAACCAAACATCACGAGGTTCATCATTAAATCATCGTGGTTACCGTCACTGGCCTGATAAGAAACTCCATTAGCAACAAACGTGGAGATTTCTAGAATAGTGTTATCATCGTGAATCGCAAGTTTCTTTTCTTCTAGAATATCTTTAATAGCAGAACAACCTAGTCGTTTTGTTTTAAGGTTGATTTCAATACCAATTGAATTAGATTTTACAGCTGAAGAGAGATGAACGTTTTCGTATTCAAGGTCGTAGTATAAACCGTTACATACCACAGAACCTTGGTCATTTGATTCAACAACCACATAAGCGTTGTTATAAACGGTTGCGTACTTATATATAATATTAGGGAAGAGTATTGGAGAGATAGAGTTGTTCCGATACACAGCCACTTGTTCAAATGGGCGTGTCGAAATGTCGATGACAGTGAACGTAGAGTAGTCCTGACCTCTTCCTTTCGAGACATCAACGGTCATGATGTACTCGTGCTTGCTAGCAGGTTCGTTATAAACTTTTAGAAGACCGCCCTCTAAAACCCGCTGGGGCGTTTTTGCTCGTAAAGACAAGAGCGTCTCAGCGTTTATTAGGGTATCACCTGTTCCAAAAAAGGTATTACCAAATTCTTGGTCAAATTGGAGTGCTGATGTATTGGCAATTGTTTGTGCTTTCCATTCTTCATCTCTGCCCGGAACATCCCACCAGTCTACACGAAACGATTTAAATTCATTTATACCTTGTTCAGCGCCTTCCCATATTTTATGGAAGATGTTTCCGATACCGTTTGCGGTTGAGGTGATGATGACTTTGGTGTCTCGTCCAGCGGAGACAACAGGATACGTTGAAGTGTAAAACTCAGTTGCTCGCTCAACAAAAGCAAACTCATCGAGATAGAGCAAATTAACAGACATACCCCGAATAGAAGACCCGCTAGTGGCAGCAGCAATAATCCTAGAATTATTAGAAAACTCGATTGAACCTTTATTAAGAGTTTTACAGCCAGGTTGTAAGAAGAATGGAAGATTCTCCAACATGAGAGTAACACGGGCGAGCATCTCTCGGGCAGTTGCTCCTTTATTCGCCAGTACAGCGATTGTTTTTTCGGGATGGAAAATGGCGTACCAAAGAAGGTAGGCAACCGACGATATTGACTTACCAGACTGTCTACAAGCAAGAACGACATTAAACCGATTATTATTAAAATGTTCGAACATCCGTCTTTGATAATCGTAAAGATTAAACGGAACCAATCCACTATCCAGAGAAATAATTTTAACATAGTGTTCGGCAAAATACGAAGGGTCATCCATGCATTTTTTATATTCACGTACTTGGTCCTTAGTCCATTCCTGAACTATACCATCACGTTTTACATTGATATTGCCAAGATACGTTTCGTTATTCATTCTCAGTAACGAGTTTTGCATCATCACTAATCACCTTTTCTTCATTCTGTAGCAAGCGTTGCAAATCAGTAGTGCTTCCTAAAAACACATTATTGTTCGTGATTTGTTTTTGTTCAGGTATTTCTTCTTTCATCACGTCTTTATGTTTCTTGTTCAGTTCCATCAACTTGTCTGTGACATCAGCGATGTTTTTAATCATACCGGACAAAACTTCAAAAGCTCGTGGGTGTTCTGATTCACGTGCTACTTGTATCATCAACTCAAGGGATTCTTTACCACCTTCAATCAATTCGAGATACGTATCACGTGAAGTATCGTAATCGTCTTGTATATTCTTTGTATTGTTATCTTTCATTATGTTACACTATCCAATGCACTAAAATA